TCGTCATGCTGATCGCCCACTTCAGTGGCGCGTACAGCAGGAACTCCCTGGGGAATTGGAAGATGCCCAGCGGCAGGGCAGGGTTCGGGGGTACGAGCATGTACTGCAGGAACTGCATGTCGTCGTTGAAGAACAGGCGGAAACTCAGGACGCCCCGTCGTCGTTCGAGCCGCCAGTACCGCAGCAGTCCCGACCAGCGCCACTTTCCGTCGTAGCGGGAGACGGTGATCAGGACGTTCTTCAGCGCCTCTTTGTTGTTGGGCAGCGCCATGACGTAGCGGGAGATGGCGTGATCGGTAGGCAGCTCGATGTAGCCCTGGGAGGAGACGTTCTTGCGGGTGGGCCACGACTGTTTGACCACGGCCTGGTCGGAGATCCGGCCCAGGAACTCCGCCCCCGGGGAGCCATCTGGGGGGTTGATCCACAGCTCAATATCGTTGCGCTGCAGGCGGAACATCTCCTGACGTGCGCGGACCTGCTCGACCCCCTCCTCGATTCGGTCGAGTAACGCGGTGCCGTCGATCACCGGGCCAGCACCAGGGGCCGCGACATCGGCCGGTCGTACCACTGCGGGATGGTGAGTCGGCAGTGCGCGCCGTCAGTGTTGTAGTTGTTTCGCACCCACACCGTGGCCTTCCCTCCGGACACTCCCGCCGGGATCGGGTAGCGCAAGTCGTAGCCACGCCAGCGCGCCTGAATCGGGGTGTCGTTGGGCGACAGCAGGGTCTGAGCGCGGGGGTCGGAGTCGGCCACAGCCCCCTGGTCACGAGGGTCGATCTCGATCGGCACGGTGCGACCCATGTCCTCGTCGGGCCGGCCGAGGATCGGTGACCCCCACGAGCAGTCGGGGATGTCCCAGTCGGCCTGGTCGCTCAGGGTCCATCGCGGCCAGACCGGCACCGACGACTCGTTGGTGAAGTCGAAGGCATGCCAGCCCGTGATGTTGTTCGTCGACCACTGCTGACGTTTCGGCTTGCCGACGTAGAACGGCAGCTCCGCCGATAGGGTGAACTGCTCACTGCTGGTACCGGTCAGGAATGGCTCGCGGGCCTCCCACGGCATTGCCGAGAATGCGGTCGAGTGGTGTTCCTTGCGGACGTACATGTCGCGCACGCCGTCTGGGCCGGTGAACCGAAGGATGGTCTCGGTGTCGTAGTCGAATGCCCACCCGAACCTGGTCACGATGTCAGACCACGTGTACTTGTCGCAGTGGTAGGCCAGGAACGTCAGCACGAACGTGCGCTTTTGGAACTCGTAGGACTGGTAGCGCTGCCCGAGTGCGTTCTTGACCCAACGCGTTTCGGTCGGCAGGTCGAAGATCATCGCTGATTTCGGCGACAGGATGACGTGCTGTTGGCCGCGGCCAGGTCCCATCACGCGCCAGAACGATCCGTCGCGGCCGATGATGTCGAGGGTCAGGTACTGGGACATCAGAAAGCCCAGGTGTCCACTTCGGCCTGGGAGCGCTGGGCCTCGTAGAGCTGCTGTTCCCGGACGAACTCGCGTGGATCGCCGACCATGACGTTGCCGAACATGGTGCGTCTGTCGACAACCCCGGCAGGCTGCGGAGCCTGCGACAGCACCGGCGCGCCGTAGGCGCCCGCGGTGGTGTTGTCACCGAGGTTGCCGACCAGTGAGGACGAGAAGACGTTGACCGCGTTGTCGGCGATCTTGCCGCCCTGCTTGACCAGGCCCGCGACCAGTGCACCGGCCTCCCCCGCACCCGGGAAGGGCGCGGCGCCGATCGCTGACTGCGCCAGGCTGCCGATCGTGGACGCCGCCGAGGAGATCCCCGTGCTGATGGCGGTCAGGTTGTGGTTCAGGGTCCGCGGTGCGGCTCCGACCTCGGGCACGGCGAGCTGGCCAGCTCGTTGCTGTGCCTCGCTGCTGCCGGTGGCGTTGGGGTCGGCACCGGGTGATACCGGCGGCGCGGCCGGGGAAGGCTGGGGGGCGGTGGCCGCGGTGGGCGGTGGTTTCGGCGCCAGCGGCTTGAGCGTGGTCGCCGGCGCCGGTCCAGGTGTGGGGGCCTTAGCGGCCAGCTTGGTCTGCGACTGGTCCTGGGCCGGCGTGATGTTCAGCAGTGCCCGGCTGATCGATCCACCCCAGGCACGGTGCAGTGCCCGTCGGAACGCGTAGACGTTGTCCTGGCCGCCCATGGCGTTGACGTCTTCGTCGGTGAAGACGTGCTCGTTATCGGACAGCCAGGCGGGAATCTTGTCGCCCTTAGGGCCGCCTGGACCCCGCGCGGCACCGCCGTCGCGGAAAGCGATGTGTACGTGGTCACCGTGGTAACCGGCTTGCCCCATCGTGTAGAACGACCCGAACGGGCCGACGACCTGGCCATTGTGGATCGTCGATCCGAAACCCTTCTGATCGAAGATCAGTTCCTTGATCTGGGAGCCGTAGTTGGCGGCCATGAAGTCGGCAAAGGCCCGCATCTGAGCGGGGTTGCCCCCGTAGTCGTGCGCGCGACCGGACCCGTGATACGACTTCGATGCGGGTACACCGGCGATGGTCGGTCCGTTCGGGTTGCGGAACCCAGACGTGACGGTGAGCCCGAACGACTTCGCGATTGCATCGAAGTTCGACCACGAGGCGCCCTGCGTTGCCGCGCCGCCGGCGGCCGCGGCCGCCGCAGGGATTGATGCACCCGTGCCCGCGCTGGCGCTGCTGAGGTTTGAGCCGTCGGCGGTGCCGAGTGTGGGGATGCTGATGGTCGATCCGTCGCCGAGGGTGATGGGCTTCGATCCGAACCCTGCCCCGAGGCCGGGGATGGCACCGCCACCGAGGCCTCCGCCCATGAGCTTGCCGATGGGTCCGTCGTTGGCCAGGCCGAACTGGGCGGCTCCCATGGCAGCCTGGGTCCAGGGGTTTTTCAGCGAGAGCATGGAGTCGCCGAGCCCGAACATGTCGAGGGCGCCTTGCCACAGTGCGCTGCCGAACCCGCCCAACGTCTTGGCGGTGAAGCCGCCGAGCCATTGCGCGGTGTTCTGGCCCCATTGGGCGATGCCAGCTGCGGGGTTGGAACCGGCAGCCGCGCCGGCAAGGCCGATGAGGCCGGGGATGCCTGCGGCGCGGTCGGCCAGCGACATGCCCGCGCCGGCAGCTCCGCCGCCGCCACCGATGCCGCTGGGTCCGCCGAACATCCCGGCGATGTTCCCGATAGACCCGCCGATCCCAGAGGCGAACGACCCCAGAACGTTGCCGATCCCGCCTTGCATGGGGTTCGGTGCGTTCGGCGCCGCGGCGGCGGGCCCCGGCGCTCGACCGGGCGAGACGGGGTTGCCGTAGTTGTCGAAAAGGGCATCACCGGGGCCGCCACTGTCGAACTTCGGCAGGCGACTGATGTCGACGACGCCCCTGTCGGCTGCGGCCAGGAAGGCGTCGCCGAGCACCGCGCGGCCGAGCTCATTGCTGACCCATTCCTTTTTATGGATCTCAGCGATGTATCCGCCGGTCGGTCCGGGGCCGGGCGTCGCTGGGGTCGGGCCGCCGTTGCGGAATCCGGGAGGCGGCTGCGCGCCGTAGATCGGGACAGGAGCACCGTCTGGGCCGATGGTCATTGACGGTTTCCCGTCGGGGCCGATGATGGTGATACCGTCGTCGGCCATCGAGTAGCCGGGAACCTGGCCAGCGAGGATCATTCCGCGTACGTCGAGTGTTGGCCCGTAACGGGTTTCGTTGACGGGCGGCGCCTGGTACGGGTTCCGCTTCTCCTGCTCGCGCCGGTTTTTCTCGACCTCAGCTTTCTGGCGGGCCAGATCACCCGTGGCGCGCTCGACCACGGAGGTTCCGGCGCCGATTCCTGCTCCCGCGATCAGTCCGGGAACACCGCCGACTTGGGCACCCGCCACGGCCATACCGCCGATGTTGGCCAGCCCACCGCCGACCGCTTCGGCGGCCGAGGGTGCCTGACCGTCGTCCGGATTGAGCCAGTCGGCGCCGAGTTTGACCGCTTCCATGGCGCCCATGAAGGCCACGGCCATACCGAGTTTGCCGAGCAGTCCCCGACCACCCTTGCCGCCCTTGCCTGCGCCGGGCTCGCCGAGCGTGTCGGATATTCGACCTAGGCCACCGAGGATGTTGCTGGCGAAATCGATTGTCTTCCAAGCGAGGAAGGCCTCGACGACGGCGCGGATTAGTCCCGGATGGTCACCGAGGAATCCGGTGATCTCGCCGAGCGGGGGCAAGATGACGTCGGCCCATGCTTTTGACGCGTCAAGAACTCCCGCCAGCATACCGGGAAGCGCCTCAAGTATCGGTTTCCATTGCGCCAGTTGCTCTTTGGCGTCGTGGAAGAACTCTTTGAGTTGCGCCTGGCCCTTGTCGGAGGCCAGGAACTCGTGCAGTTTCCGTGATCCCTCGTCGAGCTTGGCGAGAAGTCCGTCGCCGCCGAGTGCCTGGGTGATGTCGTTGAAGATCTTCCCGATGTTGATAGCACCGTTACCGAGGTGGTCGAGGGCGTCGATGCCGTCGTTGATCCATTTGTCTAGGCGGCCGTCCTGGTCGGCGGCGGTGATGAAGGTGTTGAATCGGGTCATCACTTGGCCGAATCCGTCGGCCAGGCGCGGCAGGACGTCGGTGCCGGCGGCGGCCAGGGTGCCGACGCCTTTGACCAGCGGGTCGATGGCCTTGGTGAATCGGGTCTGGGCTTCGGCGGTGTTGCCCAGGATCCGGTCCAGCAGGCCGCGGGAGGAGTTTGATCCCAGCGAGCGCATCAGGGCGACGATGTTGGTGTTCCACGCCGTGCCGATGGCACCGAGACCGGTCTTGAAGTTCGGCATGTCCTGCTCGACCAGGGTTCGCAGCTCACCCGACAGGCCGGTGAAGATGTTGCCCGCGATCGTCTTCTTCAGGTCCGTGAACTGCGGCTTGAGGTCAACGAGGGTGCGGACGAATTCCTGCGCTTCAGGCGCGAGAGCGGCCATCGCCGCGGCGGCTTTGTCCGAGGCTGCGCCAGCGGTGCCGGCAGCGCTGGCGACGGCCTCGTGCGCGGCTACGACCTGGTCGGCGCCCTCGATACCCTTGGCGTTCGCGGTCCCGACGTCTTGGGCTTTGCGCATCGCCCGCACGTGCGCCTCGACAGCGGACTGATCGGCCGCCTGGATGTCGAGCATGCGGGACTGCAGGTCCAGCTGATCCTGGATCTGCCCGGACGCGAAGTCCCGCTGTAGGTCCCGGCGCGCCCGCTGGGCGTTGAGGACAGCCTGCTGCTCGGAGATCTGATCACCGCGCAGCGAGATGTTGAGGTCCTCGACCTCACGCCGAGCATCCCGGTAGGCCCGCGCCAGATCACGCTGCGCCCGCGCGGCGCTGGTCGCCGACGACGCCTGCTTGCTGGCCGACGTCGTTGCAGCCGCGGTGACCGCGGTGTAGGCGTCCTTGACGCCGGAGACCCCGATGGCCAGCGTGCCGATCGATGCCACCGCGCCGGCGACAGCGCCCGGCACCACCCAGGCAGCCTCAGCAACCTGCGTGAGCGCCCCGGCTACCTCCGCCAAACCGGTGGCCAGTATCGGCAGGGTGGAGACGCCGAGCGCGCCGGCGTTCCACTTGAGCGCCGACATCGCCTTGGTGCCAGCACTGGCCAGGCTGTCCAGGTCACGGCGGGCCCGTTGCACCGCCCGGGTCTCGACGTTGACCGGGATGTCGATCGACCGGCGCTCTTCCTGCAGCCGCCACCGCTCCAGGTCGGCCTTGGCCTGCGCCAGGTTCGGGTGGACGGCCACACCGAGCTGGGCGTCGATCTTCTTCAGTTCGGCTTCGAGCTCTGCCCGGAATCCTCTGAGGCTCGGGCCGATTTCGATGGAGGCCTTGCCGGCGCTGTATGTCGGCATCACACCCCCATTCAGTTCAGTCCGAAACGTTCGGCGTTGGCGTGGGCTTGGTCGATGGCGTCATCGAGATCTGCTCGTGTGAGGGCAGATTCGTGAGCGTCGATGAGGTCGGCGAACATGCGTGGGCGTGGCATGAACGTCACTTCGCTGGCTTTCTGTCGGCCGAGCTGAGCGCGCACCGCGATCAGCTGGTCAGCGACGTTGCGGCTCTCCTGCACGTCGCGGGTGTAGCCGTAGTGCGGCTGATCAGCGGATCGTGCTCGCAGAGCCGCGATCTCCTCGGCCGTCATCGCCTCGACGTGCGCCCGCAGCGCGGGATCAGTAGCAGCCCGCGCCCACAGTCGACTGCCCTGCTCTTCGCAGAGCTGGTCGAAGAACTCCAGGAACTGTTCCCAGGTCCGGCCGGACTCCTCACGGAAGTAGTCGAGGGCATTGACGTGCAGGATGTTCTGGAAGTCCCACTGGATCTCGGTCCAGCAGGCGTTGACGACGGCGACTACGCGGGCGTCGCGTCGCCGTCGTCGTTTCCCTCCGAGTCCGCGTCGCCGCTCTCCGAGGTGGTGCCGGCGACCTTGTTGAATTCGAGCAGCTCGGTGATGAAGATGTCCCAGGCTCGGGCGTCGTCCGCGAACAGGGCCTTGCATGCCTCGTACTGGTCACCGATCAGCGCGCGTTCGACGCGGCTGGTGTAGTCGACGGTCGCGGGTTTCTTCCCGTCCGCGAGGGCCACCGATTGCAGGTAGCGTGCCGTGACCGATTCGGCGGAGATCTTGCGCCATTGTTCGCGTGCAGCCAGGGGCATCGGCGGGATGGAGATATCCTCGGTGAGGACGTAGGGCTTGTCGCCGAGCTGCTTGCGGATCTCGTAAAAGCGGCCTGCGGTCTTGGCCATGGGGTTACTCCTCGGTGGTTGTCAGATGTGGACGGCCCCAGCCCCGCGGGATCGCCGCGGGGCCAGGGCCGGTACTGCGAAGGGTCAGGAGACGGTGACGGTGACGGTCGCGGTCTTCGTCTGGTAGGTGGCGGTGATGTCGGCGGTACCGGCGGCCACCGGGGTCACTTCGCCGGTGGCCGAGACGGTCGCCTTGCTGGTGGCCGAGCTCATGTAGGTGGCGTCCGCGGTGCGGTTGGCGCCGAGGTTGTCGAGCACCTTGAGCTGCAGCTTGCCGCCGCCGACGGTCAGGGCCGGGGCGGGCGGCAGCAACACGATCCAGTCGGTCGTGGGCGCCGTGAAGCCGGTGTCGTTCTCGGCGTTGCACAGCTCGAATCCGGGTCCGAAGATGAAGAACTCGCCCAGGTTGTCGAGGTCGTCGTCGTCGGCGACGGTGGTCAGCGTCGGATGCCAGGTCACGGTGTCGTTCGCCTGCCACTTCTGCGCATCGACGCCGGACAGTTGTGTGCGGTTGAGGACGTAGCCAAAGAAGATCGGCAGGCCCTTGTAGCTGTCCTTGCCCAGCACCACGGTCCGGTAGTCCTGGTTCTCCGGGACCGTCGCGATCGGCGCGTGGAAGCCGGAGTGCGCCGACGGGGTGAGGGCGGAGTAGTCGCTGGAGAAGACGACTTCCAGGATGTCGCGGCCGAACTGACGCGGCTCGAAATCGACACTGATGGACTGCTTGTCGATGATGATGCGGGTCGGCAGGCCTTCACCGGCGGACTCGATGTTGTTGGCGGAGATCTCCGGCTTCACGCCGATGCCGTTGCCTTTGGTGATGTAGCCGATGCCCTTGATTCCGTTGGGAATGACCAGGCTGCCGTCGGGCCCCTCGAGGTTGCGGGTGAACCCGGCGACGCGGTCGACACGCCCGAGCATCACAGCCATGTCCAGCGGGGCGATCTGAAGCCCCTTCTGTCCGCCCTTGAATGCCTTGATGGAGTTGGGAATGGGTGGCATTGCACTGTCCTTTCGAGAGAGCGCTTCAGAGACCGAGGTGGCCGCTGTAGTCGGGGGTATGCAGGGGGTTGTCGAACGTCAGCAGGAACGTCGATGGGACGATCCGCTCGTCGTAGTCCTCACCCAAGATCTCCTCGGGCCCTGTGGTTTCCACCGCATCGGTGAGGGTGACGATGCGACCGTCGGGCAGTTCGATGTCGATGGGCTCGTTGATGCTCAGCAGTACGTCGCGGACGAATCCGTTGAGCACCAGCGAGTAGCCACGCCGGTTGGTGACCGCGGCGATCTGCACGGCGGCCTGATCGGCACGCAGGTCGGCGGCGCCGCCGAACCGCGTGATGATCAGCAGACGACCGACCCAGCCGGTCTCCATGACGCCGTCAGGCAGCTGATTGGCGACCTCGACCGGCTGGGCAACGTCGTTGGGGAACAGGGGTTCCAGCAGTGCGGTGAGCGCATCTTCGACCAACGGCAGCCCTGGGATGTACCAGGGGGGGAGCCAGTCGAAGCTCACATCGACCTCATCGAACGCAACACCGTTTTGAGCTCCTTGGCGCCTTTGACCTTTCCGCGGCGAACCCCGCGGCGACGTTTTCCGTTGTCGGCGACGAACCGGCCGCTGGCGGTGCTGCGGCTCGTGCGGTGACCGAATTCGTGGGAGGCCCCGTAGCCCAGGCCGTCGCCGACGGTGAGCCGGCCGACCGGGCGGTCGTTGTTTTTGCCGCCGATGCCGACCGTCACCCGGGCGGAGGCCGCCAGGCGGCGGCTGCGCTTGGCCACGATCGCCTGCCATGCCACCTTGGCGACCTCGGTGCGCTGGCGGACCAGTTCGAACATGCGGGGGCTGGCCAGGATCGCCGTCAGGGCCGGATTGGGCTGGGGGATGTCGATGTCATCCACGGGGCGGGGCCTGAACGCTGCGGATCCGGTAGACCTTCTGGCCGAGTTCCCGGCCGGAGATCGGGTGCGGGTTGTCGCCGAAAGGGCCGGCCCACACCGAGTACACCTCGCCGTTGGCCCGGGTGATCCGGTCGCCGGCAACGACTCCCACGTTCTCGGTGCGGGGGCAGAACCAGCTGCGCTCGATGACGGCCCGGCGGCCGCGGTGGTCGTCGAGGTAGACCTCGGTCGCCTCGCCGAACTCTGTGTCGTCGACCGTGCCGCGGCGGCGCGAGGTGTCGCCGCTGCCGTCTCGACTGACCCCGGTGATGGTGACGGTCTCACCGAATCCGTTCACGGAATCCCCCATGGGGAGACGCCGTAGGTGCCGATCTTGGGTCGCTGGGGCTTGCGGACCCTGACCCGATTCAGCTCGGCCTCGGTGAACGAGATGCCGGTCTCCCCGGTCCCGGCGTACTGGCGCCCGGCGTAGGACCGGCTACTGGAGATGCCCTCGTGGGCGTCGGAGACGGTAGTGGCGCCGTCCGGGTTGCGGAACAGCTCGAGCAGCTTGTCGACGACCAGGGTCCGGACCCGGCCAACGCGGCGGGCCGCCGCCCGGACCTCGCGGTTCGGGGACTTGGGGTCGGCGTTGACGTCGAGATCGGCCAGCGACGGCACTTCGTCGATCAGCTCGTTCTCGACATCACCGATCCGAAGCTCGAGCCAAGGGATCCGGTTCTTGGGAAAGCTCCCCTCGAACCGGCCGATGACGTCCTGCGACGAAACGAACTTGCCGCCGGCCGGCTTCGGGCTGGTCATTCGACCGGATGGCCTGCGTTCCGGATCTTGTCCACGATCACGTCGCGCTTGTCGTCCTCGTCGACGTCCACACCGAGCGCCGTCGCGTAGGCGGCCCAGGGGTCGCGGCCCGCGTTGGGCCCGGCCAGCGGCGGCGGTCCTTCACCGCCGCCGCCAGCTGCCCGATGCTTCCCGGCCGGCTCGGCACCGTCCGATTCCGGCGTGCCGCCCCAGGCCTTCGGGTTGGTGATCTGCTTGACCGCCCATGCGGGCGGGCAGTCACCGGGCGCGAACTGACGCAGGTTGCCCTTCGGGTCGAACACCGCGACGTGTCGGGCCAGAATGCGAGCCATCAGCGGACTTCCATGATGGACAGCAGACCCGCGTTGGTCAGGATCGGCATGCCGTTCGCGTCAACGAAGGTGAACTCCCGGTAGGGCGGTCCAACCTTCTCGACGACGCCGACGATCCCGGAGGCGTCGCCGAAGGTCATCTCCGCCAGCTTGGACTTGGCCAACTCCAGCGCCGTCGCGGTCATGCCGTAGGCAAAGAAGCCGAGGTCGGCGATGTTGTCCGGCAGCAGCTGCACCAACCCGGGGGTGATGACCCGCGTGTCCTGGCCCTCCACGTTCAGCGACGTGTCGTAGGTCGGGATGACCACCGGCAGGTCCTCGGACTCCAGCAAGGTGTTCAGCTCCGCCTTCGACACACTGGTACGGCCCGCGGTGGCGCCGTGGACTGCGTCGATGACTTCCTTGTTGCGCCGCAGGTGACCGAGATCCACCCGCGACAGCAGCATCTTGCCGGCGCGGGCATTGCCGTTGGCGATACGGACTTCCTGCTGCGCGTCGAGGTCGGTCAACGGCTTGGCGTTCGTGTGGTCGGTCCAGGCGGTCGCCGGAGCGGTGATCTGGTTGGCCGGTACGCCGTAGTCGGCCTCACCGGAGAAGCCGCCCTCGTTGATGGTCAGCTTGCCGTCGGTCAGCACGTCGCCCCATGCCAGCTCGCGCCGGTTGTTCATGGTGCCCACGAGACGCTCCGCGTCGTTGTAGGCCGCCTTGACCTGCAGTGCCTTGTTGGTCCCACCCAGGCGGGTGATCTCCTCGGCGATGCGCTCGTACTCGCCCTTGTTGAGCGAGTCCGAGAAGGGCGCCAGCTCCACGTACTTGCCCGAACCGGCGTCGCGGCTGGAGACGTGGATGGTGCCGTCGAACGACCGGTACGACGCGGTGCGGTTGGTCTTGACGAACTCCGCCCAGTCGATCCGGTTGGTGTCGAAGTACCGGGTCGGGAACAGGTTGACCAGGGCCAACTGCGGGTTGACCGGCACATTTCGGATGAACGCGGTCAGGGCGTCCGGGGAGATGGGACCGTCGAAAACGATAGCCATGATTCAGTGGTCCTTTCTCACAACCAGGCGATGAGCTTGAGGTCGGCCTTGGCGGCCGCGTCGATCCCCGAGCTGACGGGGAGCCTGGCTTCGTTCACCAGACCGTGCACGAACCGCGCGCCGCCGACCTTGGCCAGCGGGTTGCCAGTGGCGGAATCGATGGCACGAACCGAAGAGAACAGCAGGCCAGCGGCGGTTTCACGGCCGTCGTTGGCGTTGTTGTCGTACGGGCCGTAGAGACCGCTGGCGCTGATCTTGCCCAGCACGAGCCCCGACGGGATGTAGCCGTTCGGGTAGTGCCCAGCCTTGCCGGCCGTGTTGGTGGACACGGTGGCTCCGGTGGCTGTCATCTGCGGAACGTCTCCCAGCGAGGCGTCGAACGTCACCGGGTACGGGCCACCGGTTGGGCCGGCGACAGCGACCTTTCCGACTCCTACGATGGCCTCCAACGCAGCCCGCAGCACGGACGCGGGGGCTTCGTCGTCGATCGGATCGGTGGGGGTGCCCAGCAGCGTCACCGTGAACGGGCTGGACCCGGAGACGGTGATCGTCTGCACCTCGGCGGTTCCACCGCGGGAGAACTTCGAGATGTCCAGCGTCACACCAGGAGTGACGTCCGCGCCGTGCTGCCCGATGAGCCACGACCGGTCCTCGACCTGGTAGTTGCTGGAGTGAACGGAGATGTCAGTCGACATCGCTTCCTCCTATGTGATGTAGCCGCGGCGCTTCGCCTCGGCCAAGCCTTCATCGCTGCCGGATTGCGCCGGCGGATGCGTTCCGTGCTGGCCCCACTGACTGGGTGGTTGCTGTTGCTCACCGCTGGGCGCGGATCCGCCGAAGGCGGCCTGTAGCCCGGTGAGGTGCCCGATGAGTGCGGCGTTGTCGAACTTGCCGTCCTTGACGAACGCCATCGGGTTGATGCCGGCCAGCACTGCGGTGCGCTGCTCGGTGTTGGTGATGAACTGCCCGACGATCGCTTCAGCGATCTGGGGCGCCCATGTCTGGGCCGCGGTTGCCATGGCGGCTGTCGTGGCCTGCGTCCTGGCGTCCTCCAAGGCGCGTTCGCTGGGCTGCAGCTGCTCGCGGCGGGCGTCCTCGGCGTCCTGCCGGTACTGCAACGCCTCTTCTGGGGTGATGCCCCCGTACGCCCTGAGCGTGTCGCTCTTGCGGCGGTCGTGGAACTTCCAATAGGCCGCCTGCTGCTCGGCGGTCATCTCCACGATCGGTGTGTTCTCCGGGAAGCCCCTGTCGGGATGCCCGGCCGGTTCACCACCCGGTTGGCCGGCGCCTGATGTGGCGCTGGCATCGTCGGCACCGCCATGGGTACCCACAGGGGTGGAGGTCGGGTCTTTCGGCAAATCTTGCACTGACACTCCCATGTCGGGAAGGGAACCCATGACGGGTCAACCGCCACAGCGGCGGAAGTTCTTGAGTGACGGCGACAACGAAAAGAACCCCGGAGCGCTAGCTCAGCGGGGTTCTTGTTCGGTCGTTCGGTGTGGTTTGCGTCTTACGCGGAGACACGACTGTCGAGAAGCTGTCCGTAGCCCTTACGACGCAAGCTGTACTGCATCGCCGGGCCTGGAGCGTGATTGCGGAGCCAGGCCTTGATGCCTGCTGCCTGCTCGTTCTTGGGCGCGTCGGTGAGCTTCAATGACCGCAGGAGTGCAGCCACGCTGGAGGGTTGCACGCTGCCACGAGGTCGCAGCGGGATGTCATCGTCCCACTTCCCCATCGCGCACCTCCACCTCGACTATAGGAACACTAGAGGTTCTCTTGACGTCGAGGATACGCACAACGATGCCCGGCGGGAAGAGAAGTTCCTGCTGGTACGCATCTTCAGGCCGGCCCAAGGGCGATACCCACGCGGCAGGAGTGCCCGCGCGAGCGGTGATCTTGTAGAGCGCGGGGCGCCGACCCGGGCTGGTGAATTCTTCGGTCACCTCGCGGTCGAGCGTCGTTGCGAAGAACACCGGAACATCCATATCGGTGCCGATCAACGACTCGATCTGGTCATCCGGCACACCGAATACTGCTTCGGCGTCACGGATGCCACGCCACAGGTCGACGTCTTCGGCCAGCGGAATCATGAGGTCCTGCAGGTCGTCAGCGACTTCGTTCGCCGTGGGGTTAGCCGCCTGGTCTTGGGCCGCGCGCTGCACTTCGCTGTAGAAACGATCCGACTTGCCCTGCCAGCGAATGACCGACTGGCGTTGTTCAGGGCTGGCGTTTCGCGTCTGCTCGGCAAAGATCGCGTTCAGCCGCGCCACCGGGTCGTCACCATCTGCACTGATCGGACCATTGTGACGGGGTGGGCGCGGCGGCTCATCACCGCCACTGCCGCCGGATGTTGCTGGCTTGGGGGCTTTCCGTTTCGGGTTCATACCCTTTATGGCTTGAGCGGCAGGTTTCGCACGGGTCGTGTCGGCGGCGAGGTCAGCGCGCAGCTTCTCGATCTGCGCCTTGTGGTATCTGACCTGCGAAGATTCCTCGGCGAGGCCGTCGGCGCGCAGTTTGGTCAGGTTTTCCTCGAGGATCGGCAGGTGCCGGCGGGCGATGTCGGCTTTCGACTCCGGGCCGCCCACGTAGGTCACCGCTGATGCGCGCTTCTCGGCCTCGACGCCGCGGGGCTTGTAGTCGCGTTGTGGGACCAGCACGGCGCCGAGTTCGCCGTGCTGGTCGGTCTGGTAGCGAGTCCGCTTCAGGTGGGCTCGCGAGGTCCCGCCGGCGTCGGTGTAGAGCTGGCTCAGGTCGATCGCGTTGAGCTCTGCGGCGGGGTCAAACTCTTCGGTGACCGCCGCGGTGGTGCATTTGCACCGCTTGTGGATCGGCAGGAGCTGACGGACGGTGTAGATCCGGTCGGCGGCGGCGATGCACAGGCCGCATACCCCGGTCCGGGACAGTTCCGGGTGGATGACCCGCCGCATCCCGACTATCCGGCTGCGGGGCTGATCGGCGGCGAGGTTGATGACCTCGGACTCGGCGAACCGTTGCGACAGCATCAGGTTGTCGTCGACGATCACGTCGAGACGCTCGGTTGCGGCCCGCAGAGCCTCATCGCGGGTCGCGCCCTGCGATTCGAGGTACCGGATGGCTCGGACGGGCCGGTTGAGCACCTCGACGGTGGTGAGATCCTGGGCAGACAGCTCGGCTGATTCGTCGCCAGCGTAGGTGACCGAGACGTTGTCGTGCTCGAGCCGGACCCGGCCCCCGTCGAAGATCGCGCCGGGTGCCCGGATGTCCAGGGGGCTGCTCGGGCGCGGGGTGACCGAGATGCCCATCATGGTCAGGATCTGTTTCTGGCCCGCCGCGGCGGTTACCGCGGTGGTCTTCTGCGCGATGGCCAGGCGGCCGGCGGCGGCCTCGGTGAACTGCTGCGCCGCGTGACCGTCGTAGGGGTCGATCTGCGCCAACCAGGGCCTGATGGCGGCCTTGGCCCAGCGGGATGCCTTCTCGCGCGCGGTGATCACGCCCTCGGAGACCGCCCGGTTCACCGCGGTGACCGTTTGGGCGGTGGTGCGGGCGGCGGCCGCGGCCCGGGCCGCCTCCATCGCTTGCCGCGGTGTGAGTCGGCTAGGCGGCTGCGGGTTCGTCAACCGGGCTCACCTGCGCCGGAGCATTACCCGACTCGTCGGTGGGAAGCTCGTCGGGTGGCCCGCCGTCGGCGAGCTGCTGCGCGGCGTCGGTGAGCCGTTCGGCGGCGAGCTCGACCTCGTTGTCCTCGATGTCCTGCGGGGACATCTCCCAGACCTCCGAGAGGATCCGGCGGCGGGACAACACCTTGCTGGCCTGCGCGGTCGCTGAGCCCTTCTCTGCCAGCGAGCGGAACTCGATCGGCCCCCAGTGCAGCTTCAGCTTCGCCCCGCGTGCGGTCTCGCCGGCCATCGCGAACACGATGCGCCACACAAGCTTCAGCCCAGGTGTGACGCGGGATCGGCGGTCGCGGACCTTCGAGGTCAGGCCCTCACGCAGCAGGTCGGCGCCGGCCGCTGAGCCGTTGGCGTCATCAGGGGTGATGAGGTACAGCGGCGTGAACGTGACGGCCGCGAATTCCTTGGTGTCATCGCGCTTGGCCTGCAACATGCCCGACATGTCGGCCTGGCCGGACTCCCAGAAGGACCACCCCGCGGGGACTTTCCACACTGCGCCGGGATCAGCCCGAAAGACCTTGTCCCAGTTCTTGTTCTTGCGGGCACCGGCGCGTTCAGCGTCGGTGAGTCCATCGACGGCGTCCTCTTCGGTGTCGAACTCGTCCTCTTCGTCTTCGTCGCCGGAGACGCCGCGCTGCTTGAACGCCTGGAACTTCGACAGCACGATGCGCTGCAAGGTGGTGTCGATGATCCGGTCTAGAACGTCCAAGTGCGGCTCGTATTCACCGATGCCGTGAGGGTTTTCGAACCGCACGATCGGGATACCGCCGAGGTCGTCGAGCCCCTTGACCGCCTGCGGGACATCGCTGACGCGCTTCCACTTACCGTCCTCGTAGCGCAGTTCCCAGCGCTCGCCCGGCAGGAAGAGGTGGGCGATCTGGACCTCTTCGATGGGATCGAATTCTTTGATCAGCACGGCGCGCAACCGAGTCGGGTTGTTGCGGTCCGGGATGCCGATACACCGACGAGGGTCGATGGCGTGGATGGTGGGTCCGGTCGGGTTCGGGACGACCATGGCGTAGGCCTCGCCCATGGCGAACATGTAGCCGAGCAGGTCCTTGAACTGGGCCGCGAACCCGGAGTCTTCCATGATCTCGGCGGCCTTGTCGTCGCCGTTGGGCGAGGAGTCCAGGGCGGTGGAGATGGCCGACAACTCCATCCGGTTGAGCATCGCCCCGACGCACATCGGGGCGTAGTTGCAGCGCGCCTTGCGCAGCACCTCCTGGAAGATCTCCTCGTATTCTTCGGCGACCTCGGGCAGTGGCGGATCACCGACGAAGTAGGACCACAGCAGGTCGAGCTTCTCGTGGCGGTGCTGCGGGGAATTGGGCCGGGTTGCCTTGTCCTGCCAGTTCGGTGTGGTCGCCGCGGTGAACAGTGCGTTGAGCTTGTCGAACCACTCACTGGGGGTCAGTGCCAACGCCATTCACCTCACCTTCACCACGCGGCCTGGCCGTTTCTTGGGGAGCTTGCCGAGCACATCCATGCGTGCCTGCCAGGACAAGATCGCGGCCATGCACAGGTCGAATTTGCGGTCCTTGTGCAGCTTGGACAGGATCCATAGAGGCATGCCGGTGTCGGGGTCGAGCCGGTTGAGGAACCTCTTGCCGGCGTTGCCGACGTGACGGACCAGGTCGCCGTCATCGTCTTCGTTGTGCGAAATCGCTCCGGAGACGATGGCATCCGCGTAGGCGCCGATCGCGCGGATCATCCGCTCCTGCTTGGAGGTCCAGAACTCCTGCACGATAGGCCGTTTCGTGACCCGGCTCTCTCCGTAGCGGGCCGACCACTCGCCGACGGTGGAGTTCCAGAACGGCGGGTCACAGTAGGCCAGCAACACCCGGTAGTTGGCGAAGACATACCGAACGGCGGTGTCGACTTCCTTCTCGTTGACCTCCCAGTCGTCGGGAGCATTCAACGGGCGTTCGGCCAGGAACATCTTCTGCTGCATCCCGGTCCGCACATCGGTCATGACCAGACCGGTGGCGTCCCGGAACCGGGCGCCGTCGAAACCCAGAGTGACAAAGGCCCGCCGCGGGATCACATGGCCAGGTAGGCCCAACGCCTTGAACCGGCGGACATTGAACGCCGCGGCGCCCTGGGCGGTCCAACGGTTGGTCCACACCCGCTCGAGATAAGTCTTGTCGGCTTTGGGCTGATCCCACTGGGACGCAAGATCTTCGAGGTCGGTGCGCTCGGCCAGCTCCGGGCCCGAGGCTTCGCGGATCGCTTCGATGCGCTCCTCGAAGTCCGTCAGATCCCAGTCGTCTGAGGCTTGCCGGTGGAAGTAGAACAGGCGTGGACGTTTGATCTCACCGCGCGAGATGGCCTCGGCTTCGAAGTGGTCATCTTCGGCTTGCGAGTTCTGTCCGGGTTCGCCGGCAGTCGTTGTCGACAGCGACCAGGGGTCCTGCTCGGGTCGCTTACCGAGGTTGCCCTCCATCGTCTGGATGGCAGCCTTGTGGTTCGGCAGGTACAGGCGGTGGGTCTCGTCGTAGCCCTGGAACGTGGTGCGGCCACCGTCGCTGGAGTTCGGCGCGTTGGCCAACGCGACGACCTCGCCGTCGGCTCGGCCATTCGCACCGATCCGCAGGATTCGAGCCAGTGCGGCGTCGAACAGGTCCGTGTCGACGCATTCTTCGCAGATGACCTTGAGCGCGCCGTAGGCCAGTTTCTCGACCTGGTCTTTGGTGTTGGCCAGTAGCGGAATGAAAGGGTCCGCCACCGGCCGGCCCTGCGCCAGGCCGCACGGTGCGTTGGGGTCGAATCCGTTGAACCGCACCGGTGATTCCGGATGCAGTTCGGCGAACGCGACCAGGGCCATGAACTCGGTCTTGGCCGAGCCCTTGCGCCAGGACACGGCGCCGCGCTTGAAGCGGCGTTTCCCGGCGCGCGGGTGTCCTTTCGGCCACACCTCGTAGGCGCGGTAGAGGACGTAGCGCCAGTCCTCGCCGAGGGTGAGTGGCTGGCCCTTGAGGTCGCCGGGCCCATGGCAGGCTCGCTCCTCGAGGAAGTCGCAGAGCTGATCGCCCAGCGTCGGGTACAGCTCGTCGGTGTCCGGCGGGACGATCAGTTCCATACGGAACCGCAGATCGCTCTACACGGCGCGCAGATTCGCGCGCGCTACCCGCGGGTCCGGCTTGGCCGGCGCCTTTTTCGTCGCCTTGGTGCCGGCCCGGCGCTTCGCTGTGGTCTCAGCGGCCGCCTCGCCGCGGTCGATCTCCCACTGCAGGGATCGCCGTGACATCGGTGTCAGGCCGCACTGGGACAGCAGCTGCCGGATCTCGCCGGCCAGACCCCTCGCCTGGCTTGGGGTCGCTTCGGGTGACCAGAGCATCTGCATCAACCGCGCCACCATGAACAGGGCGTCGATGTCCGACTCGGTCCACTCCGGGACCATCGGTGACGACCATGCCCGCTTCCACCAGTCGCGCACCTGCTGATGCCACCGAGTGCCTTTGGGCAGCGCGGGGATCTTCGGATTCGTTGGCGACGTGAGTACTGCGCGCGTCGTCGTCTTGTTACGGCGTGCGAGCAGAGTCGGATTCTTCGGGGGCGGCGGCATGGACGGGCTCCTCTGTCAGGAAAGGGTGCAGCTTTTCCCCTGGCGGGAAGGTCTAGGCGCTGACACACTGCCGCGCGAGATAGTTTGCTGCACAACGCATGTCACGCATATTTATGCGGCCAGAACTCCCATGTCGGGCGTTCCGCGAAAGTTGTGGGTTCCGTACACGGCGGATTTCACAGTGCGTTGCGTGGGGGGTGGGGCACCCCGGGGGGAGGGTGGACCCCATGGGTGCATA